TAATCCCTTTCTTTTGTATCTCCAAACATACTTAATGATGTTTCCTTTTAAATAACCACAAAACTCTTCGTGAGTCATGCTGGCTTCAATAGCATCTATGCATTCAATAGAACCTTGGTAATGTTCAGGATGATTGACGGGATCAGACATAGGATTTGCGGGAACTCATGAAGATATGTTTATTTCTATATATCAAGAGGAGGTAAGCTCCCGCAAAAAGGAATTGTGCGGATGTATAGTCGGTGTTTTGACATAAGGAAAAAAAATAGCTACACCCGCACAAAACTAATTAGAAAGGAATCTCATCCTCAGAGACTTCTTTCTTAAATTCATCTAAACCACCGCTAGGTGTGCTTGCAGAACTGTTTGGTTGTTTCATAGCTGCTGAAACTTCAAACGATTCTTCGATCATGGTTTGCATCCATTCAGGGAAAGAACCAAATATTTCAATCATCTTAGAATCGCCTTTAGCGTATTCATCAATGTCGAATGCTTGTTGTTCGTTTTCTGTGTCGGCTTTCTTTGCACCACCGTCAGGTTTGAAAACAGAAACAACTCTAGCTTTTCCTTCATCGGAATGTTCCACTTCTAATTGAGCACTGACACCTAAGATATTTAAAAGATCAAAACCTTTGAGCTCCTCTTGGGTAAATGATTTACCTCTCCAAGTTTTTAAGTCTTTAAATAAAGTGCCATTCTCGTTTAGCGTAAGTGTGTATTTTTTAGAAATGGTAAACGGTCTGCCGTCTCCCATCTTTACTTCAGGCAATTCCCAGTAAACAAAAAGCACATGCCTTTTCTTTGGTGGGTTGTCTTTGTATTGTTCTTCCCTAGTACCTGCATCTATTAATCTGTAACAGACTGCTAGATGTTGACCAGCTGGAACGACTTCGTAATCGGACTCTCCCGAACTTACAGTTAAACTCATAATGACCTCCTAACTATTTTGATTAATTATGATTTGTAAAATTATATACAATTGTGTAATATTATCAACAAGTAATTTTAGTCAGTTATTTATAGGGCATACATGGGATTAAAAGTATCACAACCAACCAAAAATTTTGATAAACCATTTTTCACCGATTACCGAACCGAGTTTGAAAAGTTTCTCTTTGACAATGGCTTAGAGCCTGATCCAAAGAAAGGCTTGGTCACCGATGGTTCTGTCGGGAGAGCTTATGTAAACGATGGAGGGAAACGCAAACTCAGTGGCTGGTATCAGCTATGGCTGGATCAAAGCGTACCCTTTGGTCGTATAGGTGATTATAGAATCAGTCAGGATCAACCGACTGCTATATGGAAACCCGAGAACAGAAAGCGACACACCATCTCTCAGGCAGAGAAAGACGAGATCAAGAAACTGCAAGAAAAGGCAGAGGTAGAGAAACAAGAGAAACATAACAAAGCAGCTGTCCGTGCACAGAGTTTGTGGAACGCTGCTCAGGATTGTGAGAAGCATCCGTACTTAGAAAAGAAGAATGTTCTTTCTTATGGTTTGAAACAAACCGATGATGACTTATTAATCATTCCGCTGCTCTCCAAGGATCTCGATATCGTTGGTCTACAGTATATTGCTCCCGATGGCACCAAGCGTTTTCTCACTGGTTCTCGAAAAAGCGGTAGCTTTTTCATTCTCGGCAAGGAGATCCTAAAGTCAGCCGATACGATTAACTATTGTGAGGGCTATGCGACAGCAGCATCTTATTACCGAGATTATTCTCAACCCGTTATTGTGGCATTTGATGCTTACAACCTTTCCGCTGTCGCAGAGAATATCTTCGATTATTTTTCTGACAGACGACACATATTCATTGCGGACAATGACGACAGCAAGACAGGAGAGAAGGAAGCGGTCAAAGCGTGTCAGCTCATCCACAATCGCAACGGTAGGGCTGAGGTGCTGATACCGACTTCTAAAGGGGACTATAACGATCATGCTAGTACAAGCGGAGAGGTGTTGCCCGCATTAAACAAAGTGGAACTCCCAGTAGAGTACGACTTTATTAGATCTGCAACAGGCAGGTTTTTAAACACCAAAGACAATATCAATGGTGTGTTAACAACTCAAGGTATAGCGTGTCGATACAATGTGATCAAGAAGCGAATGGAGATTGAGGTTCCCAACATGACCTTTATTACCGACATGAAGGAGGAGGCATCCTTGATTGAGATTGAAGATCGTTGCATCAACATGGGTATTCCGCACACCAAGGTTCGTGACTATTTGAAGATCTTAGCTAAAGAATACAACCCAGTAGCCGAGTGGATTGATAGCAAGCCATGGGATGGGACATCACGATTACAGACTTTCCTTGACTCCATCGTGTCAACGAATGAGGAACTGAAAGACATGTTGATGAAGAAATGGCTCATCTCTTGTGTCGCTTGTGTGTACGAAAAGAACGGTGTGGAGCTTGAGGGGATCTTGGTGCTACAGGGCGCACAAGGTCTTGGTAAGACACTATGGTTCAAGCGATTGTGCGACTACGACAAGGGATGGCTGTTAGAGGGTGCAACCCTGAATCCTAGCGATAAGGATTCTGTCAAGCGAGCTGTCAGCCACTGGATTGTGGAATTAGGAGAGATAGAGTCTACCTTTAAGAAGTCAGACATCGACCAACTGAAAGCCTTTGTAACGGCTAGAACCGATGAATTGCGGTTACCTTACGACAGAGCCTTTACGACTTATCAAAGACGAACTGCTTTTTATGCATCCGTAAATGCAAAAGAGTTCTTGACCGACACGAGTGGAAACCGAAGATTTTGGACAGTTAGCGTGAAGGACATCAATGTCAATCATGGGGTGGACATGCAACAGCTATGGGCTGAGGTCAAAGAAACTTTGTATGTAGAGGGACAAAAGAATTGGTATCTCTCACCCGATGAGAGAGAAATGTTACAAGAATCTAATGAACTGTATAGAACACAATCAAGTGTGGAAGATCTGTTATTGCAATATGTTAAGTTCGATTCACTGGATCCCAAGCCAGTGCAAATGACTGAACTCTTGCGAGACATGGGAATTGCAAATCCTCGTATGCCCGATTTCAAGGAAGCTGCTCGTGTCTTGCAGGAGAACGGTTGTGAACCTAGACGATCCAACGGTAAGAAGGTCTACGACATTAGCTACGACAAACCCAACAGCGAGAGCGACTTTACCAAATTGTTTTGATGATTCCACCGTTTCCTATCCATAAACCTTCCGAACAAGATGGCATGGAGGATTTCCTATCTTTAAAGAAACAATCGTTTCTGCATTTGGTGGAACACAAACCTTGGACAAGCAGAAGCGAGTTGGATGATAAGCTCTGCTATCCGTTGGTGTTAGCCAAGTCAAACATAGGCAACAAGAGTTCTAATTGCTTTCATTGGCAGGCTCGGATGGCTTGCGATAGCTTGACGGCACCCTCTCCGATTAGGGCTTGGTATGACCGTAAGTTACGCAAGAACATTGAAGGATCTGTTTACTATCAAGACAGCCATAAGTCAGCACTTACTATGCGTGGTTATACGGCATCGCAGTTTCGACCATCAGCAGCTAAGGCTTTGTATGAGTGGTTACAAGCCAAAGATGTGTACGATCCTTGTGGCGGTTGGGGTGATAGATTATCCGCAGCTCTTGCCTCTAAACTCGATTCCTACCATTGCCGTGATTTAAACCCTTTGGTTTTTGCTGGATATGCTTTGCAGCAGCAAAGCTATATCAGCACTACCCAAACGAGCTTTGAGTATCGTGGAGCAGAAGTCGACTGTCCCAAAGCCAACGCATTCGATTTGGTTTTTACTTCTCCTCCCTATTGGAAGGTAGAGAAGTATCAGGGAGAGAATCAATCGTTTCGCCAATACAAGAAGTTTGACGAATGGATGGAGGGCTTTTTATATCCAATGGCGACACACAGCTGGGAAGCTCTCAAAGACGAAGGCTTTATGGCGATCAATATATCCGATTGTTATGCCAATCATACTTACAATAAGATCTGTATGCCGTTATTAGACTATTGCATGAACAACCTATCTAACTGTTCTTTTGCAGGCTTTATGGGCTACGAGATAACGCCTAGAAAGAATGGTGGACCTAATGCTGAACCGATATTGTTATTCAGCAAGAACAAACCCACCAACCTACACGAGTTAGCCCCAGCTAAACCGCAAGGAGATCTATTCGATGCGACCTAAGTACGAGAAAGAAAAGGATCTGCAAAACGAAAAGGATGTAGCAACTTATCTTGAGAGGTTATGGACATGCGAGTTCATTAAATTAGATCCGATCAAGTGGAAGATAGATTATTTAATTAAAGACCTGCAAAGAGATACTTTTTGCTGGGCTGAAGTTAAGAAAGCCAACATTAACTTCGGGCAATACATATTTATGATTTCTTATAAAAAGATAGAAGCAGCCAAACTCTTGCACGATACGAGTGGTTATAAGTTTCTACTTATTTTCCGTTGTAACGATGCCCTTTGTTATCACTTGTGGGACTTTAATAAGAAGTACAAGTTTGAGTATTCAGGCAGAACTATGACGACACGGGATAGCCAAGACATTGAACCAGTATTCAGAATTGATCCCAAAGACTGTATTATTGTGGAGAGATATTCCTAATGGCTTCGCCCACTACGCACTGTATAGCGTCAGCACTGCCCCCAAGGAATTGCGGGGTGTATTTGGCGATGTGCCGTATCAGCAATGGAATGTGTCAGCGATGCTATAGAGGGGTTACAATATGAGTGGAATACTTAAGTTTTTTATGGCAAGGATGCTACTTTTCAGCGAGGACAGAGTGGAAAAATTAATAACAGCAGACGGTTTCGATGAGGCGATTTTGGGCATTGTTGCCGATCCCGTCACTGGCTCGGAGAGACTGATCTACGACTACGAAAGGTGCATTAAGATCCTCGTTGACACGGCTATGGTGGATGAAGAGTTGGCGAATGACTTCATGCAAGATCATGTCATGACAGGTAACCTTGGAGCGAGTACGCCACTGTTTGTGAACAGGTGTGGCAGCGATTATTTGTTTGGGACATTGCATTGATGGCTAAAATGAGTGTGTCAGCGATGGTTAGAGGGTATAGTTTTCGAGCTGTACACTGCACTGTACACTGCCACCTAAGTTGTTGATATTATGTGCTTTTATACTGTTATTACTACTATATAAGGGTATAGGTAATAGTATATATATAAAAACTTATATTACGGTTATATAAACGCATAAAAGGGGGTTTATATAAGGAGAAAATGGTATATATAGGGGGGTAAGTACACTGTACCCTGAAG